TTCAATCAGGTGAAATAACAAGAACAGAAAAAACAGAACAATAATGTCTAAGATTAGCTCGTATGGAATTGTATCACCTCCTGTTGCAGGGGATATAGTTATTGGAACAGATGTAAGTGATGCAAATAAAACTAAAAACTTCAGGGTTGAGGATATAGCTGCTCTTGCTCCTACTCCTTCGACACCCACTTTAACTGAGGTACTGACTGCAGGGAATACGTCTTCAATCGCTATAACTCTCACCGGAAACAACACGTTTGGAACGAGTGCAAATACTAATATTTTTAATGGTATTTTAGGTGTAAATGGTATTCTTAGAGATTCTAATGCTAGTTATGGTACATCAGGACAGGTATTGTCAAACACAGGTTCAGGTGTTGCATGGGTGGATTCAGGAGGACAATTAATAATGACAGGAACTACTACAGCCGGTCAAAATCCTTCTGCATTAGACACAGCCTTACAGTTAAGATTTGGTGGTGCTCAGGTAACTACAGATGTTTCTATAGATGCCGCAGGTCTTATTACTTTTTTAGAGGCAGGGAATTATAGACTTTCATTTAGTTGTTGTTTTTCTAGAAATGCTCTTAGCGGTTATTCTAATACTCAGTTTGGTATTTTTTACGATAGCTCAGGAGGAGCACCTACGGTATCTGCATCTCCTGTAAAATCTTTTAGTGACGGGGAAAGACAAAGACCTAAGATGTATCATGAGGACTTAATTATCGAAGTTGTTGCAAACTCTACCCTTGTTGTTAAGATGTTAAATGATAGCTCTCTTACAGCAGATAACTCTACAGTTTTGGCTCCATATGCGGGTACTTTAGGTACAACCCCTTCGGCAAATGTTTTAATTTATAAATTATAATGGATATAAGAAAAATATCCGTAGGTTCTGATTATAAATCAGCAATGCATTATATTGTTGGGCAGTCTGTTCTTAATGGTAGTTATACTATTCACCTCATACAGGAAGCAGATAACGAGTATTTAATTTGGATACAAAAAAATGATGAGGTTATGATGTGGAAATCATTTTCTTCCACAATGCCTGTATCTGTTGAGTACAACATAAATTTTTAATGAAATCACCATTTTATTTTATTGCTCGTCCTCAAAAGGGAACGAGATATAATAATGTAGTTGATTGGGGTGGTGTAGAGTTTACTACAAACACATCAGAAGAGGAACACAAGTTCTCCAATCGTATTGCAGAAGTAGTCGAGTTACCTATTGATTACACCGGCCCTATAAAGATTGGCCACACATTACTTGTACACCATAATGTTTTTAAGTATTATAACGACATGAGGGGTAGACGTAAAAGCGGAAAGAGTTTCTTTAAGGATGACCTGTTTTTTATTGATGACCAACAGTTCTTTATGTATAATGATGGAGAGAAGTGGAACTCGTACGACAGGTATTGTTTTGTTTCCCCTATACCATCGGAAGAGTGTTATTTGCACAAGCCTACTAACGAACCGTTGATGGGTAAGATGAGGTACTCAAATGACTATCTAATAAGTAAGGGAATACATGAAGGCACACAAGTGTCATTTACTCCTGATAGCGAGTATGAGTTTGAGGTAGACGGGGAAAAGATGTATAGAATTTTTGACCATCAAATTACTTTAGCGTTATAGTATGGATTCTAAGGATATAAAATTAAATATAATAAAAGCAGGTTACACAGCCGTAGAGCAGCTTATAAAGGTTGCTAAGGAAGCTATAATTAAAGTAGACGATGACGATGACTTATCGGCAGATAAACTAAAAAATGCTGCTGCTACTAAAAAATTAGCTATATTCGATGCTTTTGAGATTTTAAGTAGAATAGATTCTGAGGCTGAGGCTATAGAGTCTTTAGAGAAAAACTTAAATAAACACACAGATACTAAACAAGGATTTGCTGAAAGAAGAGCAGGAAAATAAACTTCACAAAGTTTTAGATAATTACATTTCAAAAAATGTTCTGTCTACAAAAAACAGAGCAAAGTCTTGGAAGTATGGATACGATTCTAAGTATGACTTAGTTATTATATCTAAAGATGGAACTCTAGGTGAAGTTTATGAAATAAAGAATTTTAGAATTGGGTTACCACTAGCTAGTAAGTCATGCTATAAAAGGCACTCCAATAAAGAGAAACAATATTGGGAGAGAAAAGAACTCCCAAAGCCATTATCTAAAATAAATTCCATATTCCAATGGAATGATATGCCATCAGACTTTAAGAACAAGTACATAGATTATATCGAATCTGAATTTGATACAAGAGAAGATGGGTATTGGTTTATGAATAATGGTAAACCTACTTACACTACAGGTGCTCATTATATGTATCTACAATGGACTAGTATTGATGTAGGGTATCCTGACTTCAGAGAGGCTAATAGACTTTTGTATATATTTTGGGAGGCTTGCAAAGCTGACAACAGAAGTTTTGGAATGGACTATTTAAAGATAAGACGTTCAGGTTTTTCTTTTATGAGTTCGTCAGAGTGTATTAATATAGGGACATCAGCTAAGAACTCTAGGATAGGAATACTGTCTAAGACCGGTGCTGATTCTAAAAAGATGTTTACTGATAAAGTTGTTCCTATTAACAGTAGGCTTCCTTTCTTTTTTAAGCCTATAATGGATGGTATGGATAAGCCAAAGACCGAATTAGCGTTTAGGATACCTGCATCTAAGATTACTAAAAAGAATATGTACGAGCTAGAAACCGAGGAACTTGAGGGACTAGACACGACTATAGATTGGAAGAATACTGATGACAACTCTTACGATGGTGAGAAACTATTACTTCTTGTACACGATGAAAGTGGTAAGTGGTTAAAGCCAAACAACATACTAAATAATTGGAGAGTTACAAAAACTTGCTTGCGTTTAGGTAGTAAGATTATAGGCAAGTGTATGATGGGTTCAACATCAAATGCCTTATCAAAGGGTGGAGATAACTTTAAAAGTTTATACTACGACTCTGATGTTTTAAAAAGAAATAAGAATGGTCAGACTAAAAGCGGTATGTATTCGCTATTTATCCCAATGGAATGGAATATGGAGGGATTTATTGATAGGTATGGTATGCCTGTCTTTAGAACTCCCAAGTCTCCCGTACTTGGCATTGATAATGAACAGATACATCAAGGTGCTATTGACTATTGGGAAGCAGAGGTTGAATCTCTTAAGTCAGACTCTAATGCGTTAAACGAATTTTACAGACAGTTTCCAAGAACAGAGTCTCACGCATTTAGAGACGAGAGCAAGCAGTCTATATTTAATCTTACACGTATTTATCATCAGATAGATTATAATGATGGCTTAATGATAGACCATCATGTAACTAGGGGTAGCTTTCGGTGGAAGAACGGGATAAAAGATACAGAGGTAATTTTTTCTCCTGACAAGTCCGGAAGATTTAAAATATCATGGATTCCAAAAAAAGAGCTTCAAAACAAATACACACAGAGGAACGGAGTAAAGCATCCTGCACACGAACACATAGGTGCGTTTGGATGTGATTCATATGACATCTCAGGAGTTGTTGGTGGAGGAGGTTCTAACGGAGCGTTACATGGATTGACTAAGTTCAATATGGACGATGCTCCTAGCAATGAGTTTTTCTTAGAGTACGTTGCTAGACCTCAGACTGCAGAATTATTTTACGAGGATGTACTTATGGCTTGTGTTTTTTATGGTATGCCTATTTTAATAGAGAACAATAAACCGAGGCTACTATATCATTTCAAGAACAGAGGGTATAGAGGATTTTGCCTAAACAGACCTGACAAGCTTTATAACAAGCTATCTAAGACAGAAAAAGAGCTTGGGGGTATACCTAACTCATCTGAGGCTGTAAAGCAGGCTCATGCCTCTGCTATAGAGTCTTATATAGAAAAGTACGTAGGTATGGATATTGAGGGAACATTTAGAGACCCTGATGAAATGGGTTCAATGCTGTTTAATAGGACGTTAGAAGATTGGTCGAAGTTTGACATTAACAACAGAACTAATTATGATGCTAGTATTAGTAGTGGGTTAGCAATAATGGCGTGTCAAAAAAACCTATATCAACCTCAAAAAACAAGTAATAAAATAAGTCTTACCTTTGCAAGGTACAATAATAAGGGGGCTACAAGTGAACTGATTTGATGAAAGATGTTAAAATAAATATATCGTCTACAGCATTTCCAAGCCAATTTGTATCTGATGCAGAAAAATCAACTGCAGAATTCGGATTGCAAATTGGTCAAGCTATTCAATATGAGTGGTTTAAAAAAGATGGAAGTCAATGCAGATTTTATGAACAATGGCAAGGGTTTAATCGTTTACGTTTATACGCTAGAGGCGAGCAGTCTATTGCAAAATATAAACAAGAGCTTGCTGTTGATGGAGATTTATCTTACATAAATTTAGATTGGACACCTGTTCCAATACTACCAAAGTTTGTTGATATAGTGGTTAACGGAATGTCAAGCAGATTATTTTCTGTTAAGGCGTACGCACAAGATGCTTTGTCTCAGTCTAAGAGGAGTAAGTATCAAAACATGATAGAGGGTCAGATGATAGCCAAGCCTGTCCTTGAAAAAATTCAAAATTTTACAGGAGCTAATCCATTTGTTACACCTCCTGAAGAACTTCCAAATTCTGACGAAGAACTTTCTTTGTATATGCAGCTTAACTATAAGCCTGCAATTGAGATAGCAGAAGAAGAAGCTATCAACACGATATTTGCTGAAAACCATTACTCAGACCTGAGAAGAAGAATGGATTACGACCTTACTGTTTTAGGTATTGGAGTTTCTAAGCATGAGTTTTTAAAAGGTAGCGGTGTAAAGGTTTCTTATGTTGACCCTGCTAATGTTATATATAGCTATACTGAAGACCCTCACTTTAAAGATTGTTTCTATTGGGGTGAGGTTAAAACTGTAAGTATAACTGAGTTGCTTAAGATTGACCCTACCCTTACAAAAGAAGACCTTAATGAAATATCTAAGTACGGACAAAGTTGGTACGACTACTTTAATGTAGCTCAGTACTACAACAATGATATTTTTTATAGGGATACAGTAACTCTTCTTTACTTTAACTACAAGTCTACTAACGAGATTGTATACAAAAAGAAAATATCTGACACCGGGAATGTAAAAATGATTCCTAAGGATGATACGTTTAATCCTCCATCTGAAATGATGGACGAAGGAAACTTTGAAAAGGTAAACAAAAAGATTGATGTATGGTATGATGGTGTTATGGTTATGGGAACTAACTACGTGCTTAAGTGGGAGATGGCTAAGAATATGGTCAGACCTAAGTCAGCAAGTCAACACGCTATTCCTAACTACGTTGCGTGTGCTCCAAGAATGTACAAAGGTGTTATTGAGTCTTTGGTAAGGAGAATGATTCCATTTGCTGACCTTATTCAGCTTACTCATTTAAAGCTACAACAGGTTATATCTAAGGTAGTTCCTGACGGAGTATTTATAGATGCAGACGGACTTAATGAGGTAGACCTTGGTACAGGTGCGGCTTATAACCCTGAAGATGCCTTGAGACTATACTTTCAAACAGGTAGTGTTATTGGTAGGAGTTTTACTCAGGATGGTGAGTTTAACAACGCAAGAGTACCTATCACTCAATTAACGTCAAATTCAGGCGCATCTAAGACACAAATGCTGTTAACTAACTATAACCATTACTTGGATATGATTAGGTCTGTAACGGGCTTAAATGAAGCGAGAGACGGTAGTACACCTGACCCTAATGCATTAGTTGGTGTTCAGAAGTTAGCTGCACTTAATTCAAATACAGCAACGAGACATATACTAGATGCAAGTCTTTATTTATACAAGACTATTGCAGAAGGTCTATCTTACAGAATATCTGACATTCTTGAGTACTCAGATTTTACTGATGAGTTTGTTAATCAGATTGGTAAGTATAACGTAACTATACTTAATGAAATATCTGATTTATACATATACGACTTCGGTGTATTTATTGAGGTAGCACCTGACGAAGAAGAGAAAGCTCAACTTGAGCAGAATATTCAGATGGCTCTTTCAAAAGGAGATATATACCTTGAGGATGCAATTGACATTAGGGAGCTTAAAAATATAAAGTTAGCGAATCAACTTTTAAAGTTAAAGAGAAAGACCAAGCAGGAAAAAGAGGAGCAGATGATGCTTCAGAAAGAGGCTATGACTACAGAGAGACAGATGAAGTCTCAGCAGTTTGCGGCTCAAGCA